GCGTCGTGCGCAAGTTCAAGGATGGCGACGACAATTATATCTGGCAGCCGGGAACGGCTGTCGGCCAGCCTTCGACCTTGCTGGGTTATCCGGTGGCGGAAGCCGAAGACATGCCGGACATCGTGGCGGACGCCTTCTCCATCGCGTTCGGCGATTTCGCGCGCGGCTATCTGGTGGTCGATCGCGTCGGCATCAACGTGCTGCGCGATCCGTTCAGCGCGAAACCCTACGTGCTGTTCTACACCACCAAGCGCGTCGGCGGCGGCGTGCAGAACTTCGAAGCCATCAAGCTGATGAAGTTCGCGGCGTCGTAAACGACGGGTGAGTAGTGAGTGGTGAATAGGGATTGGCGAATAGCGATATTCGTTCCTATTTCACTACTCACTATTCCCTACTCACTGGGATACTCCAATGCCTCTGCAACTCATCGCCCCGCCTGCCACCGAGCCCGTCACCCTCGCCGAAGCCAAAGCCCATCTGAAGTTGGATACCACCGACGATGACGCGCTGATCGGCACGCTGATCGCCGCGGCGCGTTCGAAGGCGGAATGGAACACCGGCCGTGCCTTCATCACGCAAAGCTGGACACTCGCTCTCGATACCTGGCCTTGCGACGGCGTGTTCGAGATTCCGTTTCCGCCATTGCAGAGTGTGACGTCGGTCACCACTTATGCGCTGGACGATACGGCCACGGTGCTCGATCCCGCGACCTATCAGGTCGATATGGTGTCGGCACGGCTGGCGTTGAAGGCCAGTGCTTCGCCGCCCGTCAACCTGCGCGCATTGAACGCCGTGCAGATCGTGTTCACCGCGGGCTATGGCGGCGGCGAAAGCGATGTGCCCACGCTGATCCGCGAGGCGATCCTGGAGATCGTCGCGGACCTCTATGTCAATCGCGGCGACGTTGGCGAAATTCCGCTCGCCGCCGTGGCGCTGCTCGCGCCCTATCGCATCATCAACCTGTAGAAGCACCATGATCGGAAACCTGAACCAGCGCGCGAACATTCTCGCGCCAACGCAGACGCCTGACGGGGGCGGTGGTTACAGCGAAAGCTGGAACGTCATCGCCACGGTATGGTGCAAAGTCGAACCGCAATCGGGCGACGATGTGTTCGGCCCGGATGCCACGGAATCGCGCGTGCGTCATCGCGTGACGATCCGGCGTCTCGCCGCCGTCGCCGCCGGACAGCGCCTCGCCATCGGACCGCGCTTATTGCGCATCCACGATGTGCTGGACGAAGGCCCGCAAGCGCCGTTGATGACTCTGCTATGCGAGGAACTGCCATGAGCGGCGCAAGCTGGGCCTTGCAATCGTCCGTGTTCGCCGCACTGTCGGCGGATGCGACGGTGCAGTCGTTGCTCTCCACGCGCATCTTTGACACCGTGCCGCGCGACGTCGCTTTTCCCTATGCCGTGCTGGGCGAAGGAAAAGAGACCAACTGGGACACCGCGACGGATGAGGGTAGCGAGCATGAGTTCGTCGTCACCGTCTGGTCGCGCAATGGCGGGCACAAAGAGGCCAAATCCGTCGCCGATGCAATCCGTTTCGTGCTGAATGGCGCGACGCTGTCATTGAGCGGTCACTCGCTGGTGGATCTGCGTTTCCTCGATAGCGAATACGCGAGAGACACCGACGGCGAAACTTATTCCGCCAGCTTGCGCTTCCGCGCGGTGACGGAACCGGTGTAGTGTGTATGTCCAAACGAATTGGTGTTTGCCATGCGGATGACCGTGATTGTTCTTGCGATAGTCCTTTGCATTCTTGGCATAGGTGCTTGGTGGTTGTTCTATGCCGGAACAGGCACTGTCGATGACGGTGTTGTGCAATTTAACGCGCATCAACCTGAAGTGAAATCCATTTTGGCGATTGTTCAAGATGACCCGGCGCTCGAAGCCGTTTGGACAGATCGTCCTGTATCGCAAGTTTGCTCCAGCTATGGTCCGCCGAAACAGAAATTAGATTGCGAGAAGGTTTATGAACTCTTGGGACACGCATCCTTTGAAGGCATGAATGCAGATCATCAAGTTCTGCTTTGGATATTTCGGGATAGCGTTCCTCGGCCTCCCATTTACGCAGCACCCGTGAGCTATTTCGCCATTGGTCTTCCGCGGGATTGTAAAAAAACTGCGATGGCAGGCTGGCTCGTCTGCCTTGGAAAAACCACCTGGCTCTGACCGGCTTTTCAATTTCACCTGACGCAGGCGGCGGCAACGCCGCCTTTTCTTTTCTGGAAAGGAACCACCATGACCGCACAACGCGGCAAAGACCTGCTTATCAAGATCGGCGATGGCGCTGATCCGGAAACCTTCACCACTATCGCGGGGTTGCGTGCTTCGACCCTGTCGTTCAATGCGCAGACCGTGGATGTCACCAACAACGATTCCGCCGGCATGTGGCGCGAGTTGCTCGCCGGCAGCGGCGTCAACAGCGCCAGCATTTCCGGCTCCGGCGTGTTCAAGGATGCGGCGTCGGATGCGGCGCTGCGCATGGCGTTCTTCGGCCAGGCGCTCACCGATTTTCAGATCGTGATCCCCAGTTTCGGCACGGTGGAGGGCCCGTTCAAGATCACCGCGCTCGCCTATGACGGGCCGTATGACGGCGAACTCAAGGTATCGATGACGCTGGCGTCGGCGGGAGCGCTGACGTTTACCAGCGCGTAGGTCTTGGTGAGTGGTGAGTGGTGAGTAGTGAGTAGTGAGTAGTGAGTAGTGAGTAGTGAGTAGTGAGTAGTGAGTAGTGAGTAGTGAAGTGAATAAATCCGCTCGTTTTTTTACTCACTATTCACTACTCACCACTCGCCCTTCCAATCTTTCAACAAGCGGAGAAATTCCCATGACCAACACCGCACGCGGCGAGACATCGTTTCTCGCGAACGGCGAAAAATTCGTGATGCGCCTCACCCTGGGCGCACTGGCCGAAATCGAAAGCGGCCTTAGCCTCACCAATCTGTCCACCATCGCCGAACGGCTGAAGCAATTGTCGTCCAGCGACATCGCGGTGATCGCAGCGGCGCTGCTGCGCGGCGGCGGGCATGATGTGACGGCGGCGGATGTGATGCGCATCCCCGCCGATGTCGGCACGATCGTCGGCGCGGTTTCGGATGCGCTCTCGGCACTGGGAGCTAAGGAGGGAGGCAAGGCGGATGCCACCATCCCTTTGCCTGGCGCGGGCGCCTCCGCTTCGGCCTCGGCGTCCTGAAACTTTCGCCGCGCGATTTCTGGACCATGAGCGTCGTCGAATGGAACGCGGCGGTGGAAGGGTTTGAGGCGTCACGCGGCACTCGCGCGCCGCTGGGCCGATCCGATTTCGAACATATGATGAAGCAACACCCCGATGACTGATACCACAGACACTGTTTCGCTCTCCGCCGATCTGTCACCGCTCGACACGGCGCTGCAATCGGCGTCGAAAGCACTGTCCGATTTCGCCAACGGTCCCGTCGCCGACACCGGCAAGACCATCGAGACGGCGGTGAACTCCAGTTTCAATTCCGTGGCGGGCACGATTGCGGCGGCGGCGGTGAGCGGCAAGGACTCCATCGGCCAGATGGTCGATGCGATCCTGGCCGATTTCGACCGCGTTGCGATCAAGGATTTCATCGCCAAGCCGGTCGAAGGCGTCGTCGCCGATGTCGCCTCGTCGTTGTTCAACGTGTCGGGCGGCCGCGCCGTGGGCGGCCCGGTGACGCCGGGTTCGACCTACATGGTCGGCGAGCAGGGACCGGAATTGTTCACGCCATCCGGGAATGGTTCGATCACCTCGAACGCCAACCTCGCCGCACCGTCACGGCCCTCCATCGTGCTGAACGTGAACGCCCGCGATGCGCAGAGCTTTATGAAAAGCGAAACGCAGATCGCTGCGATGATGAGCAGGGCGTTGGCGCGCGGGCAGAGGAATATGTGAGCGAGTCAAACGGATCGGCTGTGCAGCATCGCTACGACGTACACAACAACAAAATCAGCAAAAAATGCCCAGGTGATAAAAGGAGAATCTCCAGCAACACCAAAACTCGTTAGCGCGTAAAGCCAAGCAAAGAAGAATAAAGCTCCGCCTAGACCCAGCAGTATGCCATTCAGGTGGACTACTCTGAGAAACACGAAGAAATGACGGTGAAACCAAACTTCACGCCGATCACCGCGAGCTTTCGCAAATTCGCGAAATTGCGGATCGACTTCCTTCTTCGGCATGGCTGCATCATTTAGCATGAGGCCACTTTACCATGAACTTCCACGAAATACAGTTTCCCACCGCCATCGCCATGCACTCCACGGCGGGGCCGGTGCGCAAGACGGAGATCGTCACGCTCGGCTCCGGTTTCGAGGAACGTAACGCGGTATGGGCCAATTCGCGGCGCAATTACGATGTCGGCTATGGCGTCAAAACGCTGGACGATCTGCACACCGTCATCGCCTTTTTCGAGGCGCGGATGGCGCGGCTCTACGGTTTCCGGCTGCAGGATTTCTCCGATTACAAATCCTGCGCGCCCGGCGCGGATGTTTCCGCCACCGACCAGACCATCGGCACCGGTGACGGCACGACGGCGGCGTTCCAACTGGTGAAGACCTACACGTCCGGCCCGTCGAGCTGGACGCTCACGATCAAGAAGCCGGTCAGCGGCACGGTGCTGGTCAGCATCGGCGGCGTCACGCAGTCGGGCGTCATGGTCGATACGACGACCGGCATCGTCACGTTGGCGACAGCTCCGGCGAGCGGCACGACGGTACAAGCTGGTTTTGAATTCGACACGCCGGTGCGTTTCGACACCGACCAACTCTCCATCAACCTCGCCAATTTTCAGGCGGGCGAGATTCCGTCCATTCCGATTGTGGAAGTGGCGCTTTGAATCACCTCCCCCTTGTGGGGAGGTCGAAATTTGCTTTCCAAATTTCGGGTGGGGGACCGCTGCCCATTGCAAGCACCGTCCCCCACCCGGATCGGTTCATACGCTGTCGCTATTCACCTCTCCGACCTCCCCACAAGGGGGAGGTGAAAGAACACACATGAAAACTCTACCG